GGTGCAAGAAAGGGTTCTAAGCATCTACATGATTATTTTGAAAAGTTCTATAACGATATCTTCTTTCCGTCTTTAGAAGAGCATGGTATAGAAACTGTTATTCATATGGGAGATATATTCGACAGTAGAAAGTCTATTGATTTACAAAGTCTTGAATGGTCGAAGAGAGTTGTATTTGATCCACTAAAGAAATACAAGGTACATGCTATTGTAGGAAATCATGATTGTTATTATAAGAATACCAATTTTGTAAACTCACCAGAGTTATTATTAAAGAACTATTCCAATATAAAACTTTATTCTAAAGCAACTGAGATTAAAGTTGGCAAGAGAAAGATACTGATGCTTCCTTGGATCAATAGTGAAAATTATGATGATAGTTTAGAAATACTTAAAAAGACCACCAGTAAAGTTGTTATGGGACATCTTGAAGTCAATGGTTTCAGGGCTACTCGTGGACATATGATGGAAACTGGTATGGATGTTAGTGTCTTTGATAGATTTGAAAGAGTATTTTCTGGACATTTCCATACTCGTTCTAATGATGGAAAGGTCTATTATTTGGGTAATCCATATGAGATGTTCTGGAATGATGTGAATGATCCTAGAGGATTCACTATCTTTGATACGGAAACCCTCACTCATACTCCAATTAACAATCCTTATAAATTATTTTATAATGTGTATTATGAAGATACTCCCCATCAAACATTTGACGCAACTGAATATTGTAACAAAATTGTTAAGGTAATTGTCCGTAAAAAGACTAAACCAAAGATGTTTGAAAAGTTTCTTGATAAACTCTACTCAGTTGGAGTTCAGGAACTGAAAATTATAGAAAATTTTGATATTCAAGAAAGTGAAGATTTTGATGTAGATGAGGAAGAGAATACTATTTCTATTCTGAATCGTTATATTGATGAGTCAGAATTTGATTTAGATAAGAATATTATTAAGGGTATCTTCCAAGATCTTTATAGACAAGCTTGCGAAGTAGAGTAATGTTTCTCCTAACATTAAAAGATAAGAAAGATGAAGGGGCATATGCTGTCCAAGATTCTGATGGAGATAAAGTGTTATTCTTGTTTGAAGAAGAGGATGATGCTACTCGTTATGCTTTAATGTTAAATGATGATGATCATTACCAAAGGAATATGGATGTTATAGAAGTTGAGGATGAGCTTGCAATTAATACGTGTAAGAGGTATAATTATAAGTATGCAGTAATTACACCTGACGACATCGTGATACCTCCAAAACATGATAACCTTCAAGAAGATTAAGTGGAAAAATTTTCTTTCGACTGGTAATCAGTGGACTCAAATAAATTTTCAAGATCATAATACCAATCTAATCATTGGTACTAATGGTGCAGGAAAGTCAACAATGCTTGATGCATTGACTTTTGTGCTGTTTAATAAACCATTTCGTAAGATTAATAAATCACAACTAGTCAATACAACAAATGAAAAGGATTGTTGTGTTGAGGTTGAGTTTAGTGTCAATACTAGAGACTATCTAATCCGTAGAGGAATAAAACCAAATATATTTGATATTGAGGTTAATGGAAATCCTCTCCATAAAGAAGCAGATGATAGAAATAATCAGAAACTTTTAGAGCAAAGTATTTTAAAGTTAAATTATAAGTCATTCACTCAGATTGTTATTCTGGGTTCTAGTTCTTTTGTTCCTTTCATGCAATTGACTGGTTCTAATCGTAGAGAAGTTATCGAAGATCTTTTGGATATAAAAATATTCTCTACAATGGGAGGATTTGTAAAGGATTCTCTCAGAGAACGTAGAGAACAGATTAAGTCTCTTTCTTTTAAGAAAGATAATATAAAAGATAAGTCTCGAATGCAAAGAGATTTTATTGAAGAAATAGAAGCACAAGGAAAGAATAATATTGATAATACTAAAGGGAAGATAAAGACATTAACAATCGAAGTTGATACACATTTGGAACATAATCAACTTAAAGAATCTAGTATATCTGATCTTCTTAAAGAACAAGAAAGTGTTACAGGATCAGATGAAAAGTTAGTAAAACTTAACAACCTTAAAGGTAAAATCTCTCAAAAAGTAACCACTATTACTAAAGAGCATAAGTTTTTCACAGATAATAAGGTTTGCCCTACATGTACTCAAGATATAGAAGAAGAGTTTAGGTTAAATAGAATTGCTGACGTTCAAGATAAAGCAAAGGAGTTGCAAACTGGATACAATGATCTAGTTGAAGCAATTCAAAAAGAAAAGGATAGAGAACGTCAATTTAACAAATTATCAAAGGAGATTTCTAAACTCAACAATGACATTTCTCAAAACAATACTCGCATCTCTGGGTGTCAACGACAAATCAGAGATCTTGAATCGGAAATTCAGAGATTTACCGAACAACTTGCAAATAGAAATATTGAACATGAGAAGTTAGCTGAGTTAGAAAAAGGTTTACAAGACACTATCGAAGAATTAGCATCTAAGAGAGAAGAGATAACGTATTATGATTTTGCGTATTCTCTACTTAAAGATGATGGTGTAAAGACCAAAATAATAAAAAGATATATTCCATTCATTAATCAACAGGTAAATCGTTACCTGCAGTTGATGGATTTCTATATCAATTTTACTTTAGATGAAGAGTTTAATGAAACGGTAAAATCACCGATTCATGAGGATTTCTCATATTCATCATTCAGTGAAGGTGAAAAGATGAGAATTGATTTAGCATTACTCTTTACATGGAGAGAAGTTGCTAGAGCAAAGAATTCTGTTAATACTAATCTATTGATTATGGATGAAGTATTTGATAGTTCTCTTGATGGTTTTGGAACGGATGAATTTTTAAAGATTGTTCGATACATAATAAAAGGTGCTAATATTTTTATTATCACCCATAAAACCGAACTTATTGATAAGTTTGAAAATTGTGTTAAATTTGATAAAGTTAAGGGATTCAGTAGGATGGTTCAATGAAAATTTTAGTTACAGGTCACAAAGGGTTTATAGGAAGTCATGTCTATGAACATCTAAGTAAAATAGGTTATGAAGTGGATGGACTTGATAGACCTGATGATATTGGTGATTTTAAACCTAATAAAATTTATGATGTTGTAATACATCTTGCTGCATATGCTGCTCTTAGAGATAGTATAAGAAATCCAGATAAGTTCTGGGAAAACAATGTAATAAAGTCTCAACCTATATTTGATTATTGTAGAGGTTATGGTATAAGATGTTTATATGCTAGTTCTGCTGGTGCTCATGGATGGTGGCAAAATCCTTATGCTATTACTAAGAAGGTAAATGAAGTACAAGCACCTCCTAATAGCGTAGGAATGCGTTTCTTTAATGTATGGGCAGAAGAGGGTAGTAGAGAAGATATGCTCTATAGAATGTTACAGGATAATACTGCTAAGTATCTTACAAGACATAGAAGAGATTGGATCCATGTTCATGATGTTGCTAGAGCAATATGCTATTTGATACCAGATAAGTTTAGAGGTGTATTGGATATAGGAACAGGTACAAATCATTCTGTTCTAGAATTGGCTATGAAGATGGGTAAAAGTGATCTTCCTATTGTGGATGATACACCAGGTGAACCAGACAGTTTATGTGCTGACATATCAATATTGACAAAAATGGGATGGTCTCCTACAATAAATATACTTGACTTCGCAAGCCCATGACTATTAGAACTCATACAATAACTAAGAAGAATCCTAAGCACTCTCAGGAGTGGTCATGGGAAGAAACACCCGAATTACTAGCCGCACTGGAGAAACTCCATGAAAGTTCCAAACTGGCAGCATCATTCCAAGAAGGAACAAAAAAGGCATCTAAAGCCCCAAATGCTGCGACAAGCAAAAGAAAGACGTAGACACTTGATAAACTGTCTACAGAAGCGTCCCAAGGGACGCTTTTTTAGTATAATAGGTATATCAAACATAAATAATCAATGACTATTAAACAAGAAGTTAAAGGACAACTAGCAAAGTTGCTTGCTACTGAAGATTTGATTGTAGAACATAAGAGAGTAGAAACAGCAACATTTAATGTTCAGACTCGTGTACTAACTCTTCCTGTTTGGGATAAAGCAAGTAATTATGTTTATGATATGCTTGTTGGTCATGAAGTTGGTCATGCATTATATACACCCAATGAAGACTGGTGGGAAAAATATAATATAAATCCAAACTTTGTAAATATTGTAGAGGACGCTAGAGTTGAGAAATTGATGAAGCGTAAGTATGCTGGTATTGCAAAAACCTTCTATAGAGGGTATAATGATTTGAATAACAGTGACTTTTTTGAAGTAGATGGTAAAGATATTAATAGTCTTAATCTTGCTGATCGGGCTAATCTACATTTCAAGATTGGTGCGTTCGCTAAGATATCTTTTTCAACTCCTGAGAAGGAGATTATCGATTTAATTGCAAATGCCGAAACGTTTGATGACACCTTATCCGCAGCAGAAGCGTTATATAATTTCTGCAAGCAGGAGCTTGAAAAAAAGCAAAAAGAAGAGATTGAATCAAATTCTGGAATGGAGCTTCAGGGCGGTGGGAATAATAATTCTGATAGCAGTGATAATAGTGAGTCTACCGTTGATGAGTCTAATACTAATGCTTCTGTGGAAAACAGGAGTGGTAGCGATGATCATAATACTGGGGTGGATGCTAGTAGCCCTGCTGTAGAAGAAGCAGAACCAACAAATCAAGAACCACAAGTTGAAACTGCTACTGCATTAGAACAAGCACTTAAAGATCTATCTAATACAGAAGGTCGTGAAAGTGTATACTTTGAACTTCCTAAAGTTGATTTAGAAAAGATAATTGTATCTAATGAAGACATTCATAAACACTGTGATGAACATTGGGTAAATTATGCTAATGATAGTAAAAGATCATATGAAGAAATTTTCTTTAAGGCAGAATCTGATTTTATACAATTTAAAAAAGATGCACAAAAAGAAGTTAATTACTTAGTTAAAGAGTTTGAGTGTAAAAAATCTGCTAGTGCATATGCTCGTGCTGCTACTTCTAGAACTGGTATTTTAGATACAAGAAATCTTCATACTTATAAGTTTAATGAAGATTTATTTAAAAAGGTAACTATTCTTCCTGATGGAAAGAATCATGGATTAATCTTTATTCTAGATTGGTCTGGTTCTATGAGTGAAGTATTGCTTGATACTATAAAGCAACTATACAATTTAATTTGGTTTTGTAAGAAAGTTTCTATACCATTTGATGTTTATGCATTTACAAATGAGTTTCCACATCATGCAATGGAAGAAGATCGTCATGGTGATTATGTAAGATCACGTTCTTATACACCAAGATCTGGATTAGCTGAGATAGGAGCAGTTTTTTCTTTAATGAATTTCTTTACTAGTGATGTAAAATCAAAGGATTTGGATAATCAACTTCTTAATATATGGAGGGTAGCATATGCTTATAATCGTAGTTATTATTCCGCTTATGATATTCCATTAGGAATGAATCTTTCTGGAACTCCATTAAATGAAGCAATGGTATGTTTACATGAAATTATACCCCAGTTTAAGAAGAACAATGGAGTTGAGAAAGTTCAATGTGTAGTTCTGACTGATGGTGAAGCACATCCACTTTGTTATCATCGTGAAGTACATCGTCCTTGGGAAGAAAATCCTTACATGGGTGTAAATCAACTTGGACATGATTCATATTTAAGAAATCGTAATACTGGTAAGACTTACAATTTCAGTGGACATTGGTATACTTTTACTAGAGTATTATTACGTGATCTAAAAGACTCATTCCCAGATACTAATTTTATTGGTATACGTATTCTTGCCAATCGTGATGCAGGACATTTCATTCGTACTTACTCTTCAGATTATGAAGAAACTGAAAAGTTAACTAGATCTTGGAAAAAGAATAAATCTTTCTCTCTTCATTGTGCAGGATATGATACTTATTTTGGATTATCATCAGCTGCCTTGGATAACGAAACAGATTTTGAAGTTAAGGAAGATGCTACTAAAGCACAAATTAGATCTGCTTTTAAGAAGTCTCTTAACGGAAAGAAAATGAACAAGAAAATTCTTGGTGAATTTATAGAGTTAGTAGCATGAACATTTTTGTAACTGATCCCGATCCAGTTAAATCGGCACAGGTTCTACCTGATAAGCATATCGTTAAGATGCCTTTAGAAACATGTCA